GGCGAAGCCGGTGGCGGTTGGTAATGGTTCCGGGTTCGATGATCTTGAGAACGATCTGGACATTGATAAGCCCGTCAACTTCCCTAAAATGTTCCATGCGCCGCCAGAGGCTCGCAAAGGCTGAAGGCGGCCTACCTATGCATGAACCCAAAATAATCGCTTGGAGGCCGTTTTAAGATGCCTGGGACGCCAAAGAAGTGGGAGGACGTAAAGCTCCTCGAAAAGATGCCCGAAGACATGATCCTGACCATGATCGAGGCGGGCAGATCAATCACGGATATCTGCATCGACCTTGGCGTAAGCAAGCGCGCCTTCGACATCTGGGTTGAGCGAAACGAGCTTGAGGCTAAAATAGTGCACGCGCGCACGCGTGCTGCCGACCTGATGGCCTGCGAGACCGTCAAGATCGCGGACGCGATCGACGAGGCCAATCCGGCGCGGCCTGTGCAGCGCATCCGCACGCGCCAGTGGCTTGCAGAACGCTGGGATCCGAAGACCTATGGCCAGCAAAAGACGCCGCAGATCACGGTCAACGTCCAGGACATGCGCCTCGCGGCGCTGCGTCACGTCGAGGTCGTCGAGGACTTATCCACAGACGTGGTGCCAAAGTTATCCACAAAAGAGTGATTCCGCGCCCGCATTGCCTAAAGATTAAGCAAAACGGGGTGCGAAAGGCCATTGCAACTTAACATAATGAACATCGTGCGAAGTGCATTTTGTAAGGCGCGTGTAAGTAACCAATGAAATCAAGCACTTAGCCGCGCAGTCCGCAGCATCGTCGCCGCGCTGACTTATCCACAGGCCGAGCAGCCGCTGGCCGCGCTCCGGGAAACCGGACGCCTGGCCGCTGGCAGCCGGCGGCGCGGACCCCCCCGGTCGGCGCGGCGGCGGGGGCGACGGTGGCGAAGCCAAACACCTACCGAAACCCGCGTTCCTGCCCCATAATCGCGCTACCCACCCCCCCACTACCCCCATCGCGGAAAAAGTGTCCAGCCAAAAAAAATTAGAAATTTTCCCGGTGACGCTCAAAGATGCCAATAAGTTTGTTGCTGCGATGCACCGTCATAGCAAGCCTACTGTAGGGCATAAATTCAGCGTGGCGGTAAAAGCTGACGGTGAACTATGCGGCGTCGCAATCGTTGGCAGACCTGTGGCAAGAAGGCTTGACGATGGTGTCACTGTTGAGGTGACTAGGCTTTGCACTGACGGAACCTACAACGCTTGTAGCATCCTCTACGCTGCCGCACGGCGTGCCGCCAAGGCGCTCGGTTACAGGCGCATTTACACTTACACATTGCCAGATGAAGGTGGGGCTAGTCTTCGCGCTGCTGGCTTTATGCTGGACAAGTCAGACGCTGGTGGAGCAGCCGCAATGTGGCACAGCAGAGACAACAGGAAGGCGCAACCAGTTGGCGATGACTTAGTGGGCGGAAAGTGGAGATGGATTGCATGAAAATTTCCCAGTTAGCGCCGCAAAATAACCCTTTCGTCGAGTTCACGAAGCGTTACCACAGCAACCCGGTGCTATTTGTCCGCGAGGTGCTAGGCACCACCCCGGACCCGTGGCAGATTGAATTTCTCAATCACATCGCGGCAGGCAATAGGCGCATCAGTGTCCGTAGCGGCCACGGCGTTGGAAAGAGCACTGCTGCCGCCTGGGCGATGATCTGGTATCTGTTCCTGCGCTTCCCGGTGAAGATTGTGGTTACGGCACCGACGAGCAGCCAGCTCTATGACGCGCTCTTCGCGGAGGTGAAGAGGTGGGTGAAGGTTTTACCGCCGGTGCTGGCCGAGCAGCTCGAGGTCAAGCAGGACCGGATCGAGATGAAGAACCTGAATAACGAGGCTTTCATTTCGGCCAGGACGAGTCGAGCCGAGCAGCCCGAGGCCTTGCAGGGGGTCCATTCGGACAATGTGATGCTGGTGGCCGACGAGGCAAGCGGCATCCCTGAGCAGGTATTCGAGGCTGCGGCTGGCTCGATGTCGGGTCATGCTGCCGTGACGTTGCTGCTGGGCAACCCGGTGAGGTCTAGCGGGTTCTTCTTTGATACGCACAACAGGCTCTCGGGTGACTGGATCACGATGAGAGTGAGCTGCGAGAACTCGCCCAGAGTGAGCGCGGCGTACCTGGATGAGATGAAGACCCGTTACGGCGAGGAGAGCAACGCCTACCGGATCAGGGTTCTGGGCGAGTTCCCGCGATCGGACGACGACACGGTGATCCCGATGGAGCTGCTTGAGATGGCAATGGCGCGGGACGTTTCACCAAGCGCGCACGCGCCGATCATTTGGGGGTTGGACGTAGCGCGCTTTGGCAGCGACAAGAGCGCGCTCTGCAAGCGTCAGGGCAATGCGGTGCTGGAGCCGATTAAGACTTGGAAGAATCTTGACCTGATGCAACTTACTGGCGCGGTTGTCGCGGAGTATGAGGTCTTAATGCCGAGCCAGCGGCCCAGAGAGATACTGGTGGACTCTATCGGCTTGGGCGCTGGCGTAGTGGACCGCTTGAGGGAGCTGGGCTTGCCGGCTCGCGGTATCAACGTGGCCGAGTCGCCCGCGATGGGAACTACATACCGCAATCTCAAAGCTGAGCTTTGGCACAAGGCTAAAGCGTGGCTGGAGGCGAGGGACTGCTGGCTGCCGAGAGATGAGTCCTTGGTGGCCGAGCTGGCAACGGTGAGGTATAGCTTTACCAGCAGCGGGAAGATTCAGATTGAGGGTAAGGACGAGATCAGGAAGCGCGGGCTGGCATCGCCCGACCGCGCTGATGCGTTTTGCTTGACCTTTGCCGGTGATGCTGTGATCGGGGCTTATGGGTCGAGCATGGGCAGCAAGTGGAATCAGCCTTTGCGCCGCAACATTCCTCGGTTAGCATAACGGTGTTGGCGGTGCAACGGGTTAGCGCCGGTGCGAGATGGTTTTTTTGTTTGGCGAACACTGCTTTATGTGGGCCGCCAACACCTACTAAAGGAGCGCGATGATGAAGATGACTAAAGCCGAGAAGAAGATCGGCAAGGTGATGCGCGAATACAAGTCCGGCAAGCTGCACTCCGGTGGTAGCGGTAAGGTCGTGAAGAATCCGAAGCAGGCCATTGCGATTGCCTTGTCCGAGGCCGGCAAGAGTAAACCGATGAAAAGGGGTAAGTGATGGCTGAGATGGAAATGGAAATGATGTCCTGCCCGCGGGCGACGCAGGACATTACGCTGAACCTGAAGAACCGTGGCGAGGCCATTGATTCTGCGAATTACGGCCCCGAGAACCCGAAATTGCCGAACACGGGTTTCTGGCGCGAGATGGCGAGCGAGTGGGATGTGAGCGTTGAGGAGGCGAAGACTGCGCGGTGCGGTAACTGCGCCGCTTTTAATCGCTCGCCTGCGATGCTTCAGTGCATCGCCAAGGGGGTGGGTTCCGAGGGTGATCCTTGGGGGACCATCGAGGCTGGCGATCTGGGGTATTGCGAGATCTTTGATTTCAAGTGCGCGGCCTCGCGTACCTGCCGAGCTTGGGTTGCCAAGGAGGACGAGGATTACGAGGAAGAGGAAGGCGAAGAGTACGAGGCCAAAGAGAACGCCAAGATGGAGGGCGAGGATTATGAAGAGTAAACCTGCTGGTCTTTACGCCAACATTCACGCTAAACGCAAGCGCATCGAGGAGGGTTCTGGCGAGAAGATGAGAAAGCCGGGATCGCCTGGCGCGCCGACCTCGAAGGCTTTCAAGGCTGCGGCAAAGACGGCCAAGCCGTACAAAGCCGGGAAGAAATGAAGATTGGGATTGCTGTGGCGAGCGTTACGGGCAGGTGCCTGCCGGTGATGCTTGCCAGTTGCCGCGAGTATGCGCCTGGCGTGCCGGTGTATTTGAGGACGCCGGTCGATGCGCCCAGGCGCGAGGTGTATTTGCAACTGCGCGGCGCGGCTCGCAGCTTCGGCGAGGACTACAACGAGGTGATTGATGCCGCCTTTGCCGATGGCTGCAATGCGGTGGTGGTGGCCAATGACGATGTGGTTCTGACCCCGACGAGCCTTGAGCTTTTGCTTGAGGACTATCAGCTCCTTCAGGAACACGAAGGAGATATCGGTTGGGTGTGCTCGCGGTGCGACGCGGCTCGGC